TACCAAAGACTGCCATGTGTTTCTCCTCTGAGAATTAATTTTCCTATAATTTATTTATAAGCACTAAGATTCAAGCAATGCCTTGCTTACGGCAGCGACCAACTCATCGTCGAGTTTATTCTCTGTCTTAGCAGCAGCTTTCTTTAGTAGCTTGATAACAAAATCCTTAATTACTGAGTCCAGATCATCTGGAATTCTATCAACAGCCTTGTTAATGATGCTGATAGCAATGGGCATTAAAAAATTAACCATGATCTATAGAGTTTATAGTACTCTATGTATAAGCTTACTTAGGGTCAGCTATATCAATCATGTATTTTTGGTCATGCTCTTGCGTCAAAGCAAGTAGACGCTGACGCATACGCTCTGAGATTTCTTTCTTTGCTTCAGAGTCATCGATCTCAGATTTAGTCTCCACCTCTACCTCTTCTTGTGGATTCTGAGGTTCCACATCAGTACCTTGAGGGGTAGACTTCTTGACCTTCTGACGGGTCTCTTTAAATGCTTGAGCTGCCTTCTCTTTAATGTCTTGAAGACTGCTATTGATTTTTGATTTATACAATTCGGACATTAGATCCTCCTTCTTTGGGTTAACTGTGATGTTACCCTTCTTTTTGGTTTTGAGATACGAATCCTGTGCGGACTCGCCTTTCTGGTTGACTTCATTAATCATGAATCAAGCCCCGCAATGTGCGTCAACTCTTCTTCTGTGAAGACACCAGTATCTCTCAACTTGGTGACCCACTCACGCTCTTCTTTCTTGGTCTTTTTAACTTCACCTTTTTCATAACCTTTACCATCACCATCGTCATCCCACCATCTCTTTACTTTGCCCTTGGTCTTCTTAGCTTCCGAGAGCATTTCTTGATGGAGATCTTCGATGTCTATACCAATGGATTCGTTAGCAGACTGTAGCCCCATATCTTCAGGTGCTTTTGCAGTCTTCTCTCCTTTTTTGCCAACTATGATGTACCTGCCATCATTCTTTTTACCTGTGATTACAAAAGAGTCATTGCCATGACGGACAACACGACCAATGTTACGATCCTTGTCGTGCTCTCTCTTCTTCTTGTCAATGTGATCTCTTTCAACAGGGAAACCTGCATACCCTTCTACGATGGGCTCCCAGGTATTTAATACTTCCATGACCTTATCCATGCCCTTGCGTAGTCTCGCAGAGGGTAGCTTGGTCTGCTCCTCTAATGATTTAAGGATACGTGTCTGCTCGTCTAATGTATATTCCATCAGAGCAGTTGATACTAGCATTTCTAATGTCATTTTCTCTATTCCAGAAAAGAAAGGTTTAATTTCCTACTTGATTATTTAGGTGCGACTGCATTTTGACGTATCTCAGCATTGAAATCGCTAAACTTCTTGACTCCTTGACCAGGTGTCATATCTTGAAGTGCTATCCTATATGTATCAGTACCGATCTTCCAATCGTTACCACTACCATCGTCTGCTGAATAGTTTGATTGATCTTTAGAGGTGTCTGCAGCCTTCTTCTGGACATCAGTAAGTTGTCCACCATCTTCATCCTCTGTGACCTCAGTTACATGCTTTAACCAAGCACGTAATTCAATATTCTTATCGTCTTTCATAATGATATAGTTTGTACCACGATGTACTACATGTCCTCTAAGACCTGTGTCATCATGCTCTACTAATGCTCCAACCTTAAAGATCTGGTTGAGCATATAGAAATCTCTGAATGAATCGTAGTCTAGCTTAGGTGCATAGTCCCATACAGATTCTTTCTTGGTAGACTTCTTACCCTTCTTAGGAGGTGGTGTCATACCAGTGATAACATCCTTCATCAGGAGTTTACTCTGCTTCTTACTGGTACCTTTAGGCATACCAGCATGGAATGAGTCATGGTCATCACCTTGTGCATGCTTACGCTGTCCAGAAGCACTTAACTTCTCGACTGGATCATCTGAATTTGGATCTCTAGCACCAGCAGACTTGATATTAATACTTTTGAAATCATAATGGATTCCATTGTACTTGTTAGTGATCTTCTCGAATTCTTTGACACGATCATCTCCCACTACCATCGTTACATGCTCTTTACCTTCGTCATTTAAGTCACGGAGGATGTCAAACACGTTACGTTGACCTTCGTTGTTTTGTATTGCGTCCTTATGTCCTTTGAACATCTTACGCATGTGATCAACCTTCTGTTGAGCACCGAGAGGATTCTTCTTATGATCCTGAGACCTAGAAGGATAGATCCTATAATTACCTGAGTCACCACCATGTGCCTTAACAGCATCAAGAAGTTTCCCATGACCAGCATGAGGTGGGTTGAAGCGTCCAAAGGTTATGGCAACATGGTTGTCTGCCTCTTGTGCTTCTTTCTTCTTTTCAGCAGGGGTCTTACCCTTTGCTGCGGTAGCTTCTCTTAGAAATTGTGTAAAATTCATCCCCAATCCTTTGCAACAGTGAAGTTAGCCCTAGAAAACTCTAGTCTATCAACGAGTTTGAGTGCAGCTCCCTCTTTAATTGCTACGAATCCTTCTGGAGCCGTTGCTCGGTAACCACTCTCATCTTCAATGAAGGTACCAACACCTTCAATCTTGTTTAGTTTATTGATGATCAATACCTTAGCATCCATCAGGTTTTTAAACCCATCGAGTGCTGAGAACATAACAGATCTGTTAGTATTTAGGTACTTGATACTCTTATCTTTCCTTTCTTCCCACATCTTCTGAGACTTAGCAGTCTTCTTCTTAGCAATCTCTTTCTTATACCTGTCCTCTACAAACATAGAGAAACCTTTTGCCATCTGTTGTGATGTGGATGGTATCTTACCACCTCGGATGACTTGGTTAAAGTATATCTTAAAGAGTGCATTGTGAGCGAAGGTACCACTCTCATTCTGTATAGAATTAAGGAACCTAGCACCTGTCCGAAGGTTACGTTTAGCAGAACTAATCTGTCTATCAACGTTTGCCCTCTCAGTAGCACTTAGGTTTGCTAGTCCATTGACATTAGTAAACTCAGAGGAGAATACTGCAACATCTCTAACACCTTGTAGGTGCTGGACATTACATCCAAAGGATGCAGACATCTCAGCAACTGATTCACCACCACGATATGTAGTGTGGAATACTATACCTAACTTAGAGTTACCTACCTTCTTACCCATGTCAGTATTAGACTCAACACAGTACGTGATAGTGTTAGGTTTAAACTTATAGCATGGTTTACCACACATCACCACCTTAGATGGTGTGTCTGTGTATAGAAGGTCACCTTGGATGACTCCCTCAATAGGTAGTTTAATTAACTCATTGTAACACTGCTTAAGAATCTTATTCAAGACTCCCTCGTAATGTATATCAATCATCTCTTCGTTGTATCCTATCTTAGGATCAGTCTTATTAAAGACTGACTTAGTACCAACGAAAAACATACCTGTTGAAGGATCTTTCCCACATATAATGGCAGGTGCACCATCCCACTTAACTGTCACCTTAGTATCAGTACCACCGTGTCCAGTGGTAAGCATATGCTTTAGTGACTCTAGAAAATTGACAGCATTAGTTGCACCAGCATATCCCTGGTTAAATATGTCATCTTCTAAGTGCTCTAGGTGGGTATTCTTTGACATGTGATGAGAAAAAATAAAGGGAGTCAACCCAGCTCAATGCATCGGACTGCCCTTATATATTTATTATAGCAGGAGACACCCCCTCTGGGTGCTCTAGTGGACACTTATTATAGTGGTTGCTTCACCAGTGCTTTAAATTCCTTAGTCATACCAGCAAAGAACTGAGGATAAGCAGCGAAGTCACCCTTGTATCTCAATTCTATATCCAATATAGGTGTCTTACCCTTACTTAATGTAAAGAATACCTTAGCAGCATTCCTTCTGAATGTATCCTCTTTATTCAATGTAATAGTAGTAGGTTCTTTCTTAAGTCTTATGATAGCAATCATAATACTACTGAGGGTGGCAGTGTTTGCTGATTGTACTGATGGGATGAGATCATTATCCACTGACCCTACACCCTCACACAGTAAGAATTCAAACTCTTTATTCTTCCACAATTCAAGAGGAAACTCATCATACATCTCTAATTTCAGTACCCTATTAAGCATAGTGTCTGCTAGAGTCTCCTTTACCTTAGGCTCATTCATTATATCAAGGAAGCCTTGATACAAACCATTTAAAGTACCACCTTTACTCTGTAACTTCTCGTTAACATACTTCCTAAACTCATCCTGCTTACCTTTAGAAGTTGTCTTCTTTATTAAACCATCAGCATCTGCTAGATCTTGGTCACTCTTAAGGTTTATTAGAAATATATTCTCAGATGTACCATCAGTCTTCTTCCTTGCTACCTTCATATTCCATAGCAACTCAGCATCAGCATCATTGGTCATTGGATTCAACGAGGATAGTTTCCTACTCTTCATGGCAGGAGAGCTAGCAAATCCATAGAGAGGACCACCCTTAGTACATGCTTCCTTTATAACATTAGCAAACCATCTAACCCTATGCTTCTGTATCTTATCCTTTGCACCCTCAAGACCATCAGCTTTAATGTATGCAGAGAATGCATTGTTAATTAGAGTGGGACTCTGTGCTGTTGACTTGGGTTTCTTCTTCAGTGATACTCCAACATAAGTCTTACCATACTTTAGTATGACATCACTGGAGTTATAGTCTGCCATACCAACGTGCTTCAACTTGAATGCTGCTACATCAGTATGCCATTTATTACCTGTCAAATATACTTTATCTGGTACACCTTTGGTACCTCTTGCACCCAACACAGCAGAGGATGCTGCTGCTAGGTCAGAATATATTGCTTTAATCTTATCAGAAGCCTTACCCTCTAAGTCTACTGCCTTAAGCATACCATTCTTAGTAGCATTACCAGCAGCATCTAGTACATTATCCCCTGCTAGATTGGAGACTGCTAGTGTCATTAATTCTTGAAACTTAGATTGATTACTAGATGCAGCAGTTATTGTTGACTTATCAATGAGTGCTAGACCTGCAAACAATCCTTCCGACGGTTCGTAAGCCATAAAAAAGAGGGTACTTAGACCCTCTTATTTATTAATGTAGGAGGTTGGATTCCTGTGTACCAACAAGAGACGGGCATTACTACAGTAGTAAATTTTACATCTCTGCCTGAGACCCGACTGGTAAGTCGATTCTTCCTTGGGGGAAGCAGCACCACCTGTGTCTCGTCACCTTAACCAGCATTTGCCAGAAAGTTTATTCAGTCACTCCTTGCGTTGCGTCCAACAGATATAATATACATGCTTTCAACAACCCTGTCAAGCTACCTCACCAATTATCATGGAATCCTCATCTATCAATGACATGACATCCTCAGGCCACTTGGTCACTATGGTATAACCTATACCACAATTGAATACTCTCCTCAACTCCTCCTCTGTTACATCCTCTGTCAGTGGGTTAGATGCTGCACCCTTTTGTATAGCATCATATATCTCTGGTCTCTTCCATGTTGTCCAGTCTATCTGTGCAGACCTACCTTCAGGCATGATCCTATTAACATTCTCTTCCAGTCCACCACCTGTGATGTGTGCCATACCAAAGATACCATCAGTTTCCTCCATCAGTTTTGCTACCATAGGAGCATAGATGTGAGTAGGAGTAAGTAACTCTGGATGATCTGCAAATGCTATCTCATGTCTCCATAACATATCATTGATAAGACTGTACCCATTACTATGCAGTCCACTACTCTTAACACCTATGATACTGTCACCTCTCTTGATACCACTACCATCTATGATGGAATACTTCTCTGCTATACCTGTACAGAAACCTGCTAGATCAATGTCATCACCGTAGTTAGGTGGAGGTGCAGTTCTATAATGCTCGGCAGTCTCACCACCCAACAACCTCATACCTGATATCTCACACCCCTTAAGTATACCCTCCATAACCTCATCTAGGATAGGAGTTATCTTACCACATGAAATATAATCCATGAAGTATAATGGTGTAGCACCAGAAGTAATCACATCATTAACACACATAGCAACCAGATCTATACCTATAGTGGTAAAGTCTCTAGCAATCTTGCAGATATTAATCTTAGTACCTACTCCATCAGCACCAGATAATAGTACTGGTTCGTCATACTCTTCAAAGTCTTGCAAGGGAAACATACCAGAAAACCCACCAAGACCAGGTGCCTTGATGGATTTAGCAAACTCATTCCCCTTGTCTATGTCAACTGGGTATCTCATCTTCAAATGTAGTTAGTTCTTTATACTTCTTATACAACTCACCCATCTTAGGTTCAGTAGCACGAGACTTCCACATCTGTTGTAGGATGAGTTTGAAATCATCCATTGGTACCACTACAGACAGACTACCATTAGTATAAGGTGGTGTATGTAGTGGATCAGGATGTGTATCGTCGTGCATTAGATATCTCCTGGTGCTCTATTCTCAGAGTAGTCTACGTTAAACATCTCTCCTGGATAGCGTGATGCTAACTTAAGAGTGTTAGTATAGATGACCTCATCAAGTCTAAGACCCAATGCTAGTGCTGCTTGTGCTGCATACCATATAATATCACCCAACTCTTTCTCTAGGTGCTCCTTAGTCTTAGCATCATATGGTTTACCTTGAAACTTAAGTTTCTTAACGATCTCCATAAACTCACCAGACTCAGCAGCGAGACCACTACCAGCAGTGTCTAGTCTCTCTATCTTACAACCTGCTGCCTTCAACTCACCATACCGTGCAAGTAAAGCATTGTAATCCTTACTAGCAGGTGATGTAACCCTGTCTACAAACTCCATGTAGTTGTCTAGGTCAATCTCAAACTTCTTCTCACCTTCTTTCTTTGCCTTCTCCTTATTCTTTACCTGCTGCTCTAGTCTCTTCTTAGAAGAAGGTGCACGACCCATCCTCTCATCATCAAGCATCTCTTCAGGAGACTTAGGAGTCTCATCAAGGATCTTCTTACTTCTCTCCTGCTGCTTCTCAGATTCATCACGCATCTGATTATTAATTCTCTCTGCCTCAGCATCCTGATCAGGATTCTGGGGTGGCATATTAGTTAGATCTTGTTCAGACATTAGACTTTAAATCCCTCGAATGTTTTTTTAGTGTCAGTAACTGGTTCTATATCACCAGCGTCGATGATGTCATCCTGTTGATCACAATCATACAGCCTCATCTTCGATCTGTCAATACCTACAACGAATCTCTTATACATTGTAGGGTCATTGTATCTATTCTTCAACTGCTTAACCATTATCTGATTAAGACCCTCTAGATCCTCGGTACTAATAAGAGCAAGCATAAGATCAGCTGTGGCAGGAAGACCAAAGGATTCAGAGGTGTCAGTAAGATCAACATCACTACTACCAAACCCTGCACGAGTGGTTTGTGTCGCTGATACAATCGGTACGTTTTGCTCGACTGCCAAGCCCCTGAGTTCCTCTGCGATTGCTTTGACATAGGTGTAACTGTTGACTATGGTACCTTTATATCGTGACGATGCACATATATTAAGGTAATCAATGAAGATAATATCAGGACTGAATCCCTTCTTCATAGACAACTCATTTAAGAGTGCCTTGAAGTGTCCCACATGTGCTGACGCTGTGGGATACTCCTTGATGATAAGTTTTCCTTGTGTCTTCTGCTTTAACTGAAGCAACTTGGAGGAGTACTTTTCTTTTGTGAGGAGGGGGCTGTTGAGTTGTTGGATTGGGATGTCCAAGAGGTTGGCATCAATTCGCTCAGCAATCTTCTCCTCTGCCATCTCCATTGTAATGTAGAGTACGTTCCTGCCTTGTAGCAGCACGGAGCTAGCCATATGGCACATGAATAGACTTTTCCCGACACCTGTACCAGCGAGTGCGATATTAAGAGTCTTATTAGGTAGACCACCTTTGGTAATCTTGTTAAGATACTCGATATCAAACGGAATCTTTTCTTCCTTCTTGTGATAGAAGTCATATCTTTCATCAGAGTCTTGTATGTAATCGTGTCCTACATGATCGTCAAAGCACACACCAAGAGCCTCGGACATGATACTTGGTATCGCATCCTTAGTACGTGTTTTGTCCTGTCCGTCAGCAATCTTGACAGACTCCATTAAGGCAATGTAAATTGCTTTCTCTTTACACCACTTCTCAGTGGTCTCGATTAACCAGTCCTCGTTATAATGATCCCTATCTAAATTATTAAGAAACTGCTCAACCTCCTTGTATATTTCTTCGGAGATGTCCCGACGTTTCTCTACTTCTATCTTTAGGGCGTTGGGTTCGGGGGTGGTTTCAAACTTATTAACATATTCAGATAGAGTACTGAAGAGTATTCTATGAGAAGATGAATCAAAGTAATCATCCTTTATAAAAGGTAAGACCTTCTTAGTATACGTGTCATTTAAGATCAGTTTACTAAGGGTGATCTCTTCAATCTTTAAACTCATGTGTAATGTAGATATGTCGTGAGAGCATACTTGTCTTGACCTACAGGTGGTCTATAGGAGTGAGCGTATGTCCACGTTGAAGGGAACATCACTACTCTACCCTGTTTAGACTCTACTGTAAAGTCCATGTCATCAAATACAATCTCACCACCTTCTACTTCGTTTAAAAACATGTGGTATGTAAGGAATCTCCTTGCGGAGTTGTGGTCTCCCACGTCAATGTGACGTTTGAATTGGTCCTCTGTTTTGTGTTGATACTTGATCAACTTAACCTGCTCAAGAGAATTCTGTCGAGGCCAATACCTCTCAACGTCAAGATCCTTCATGTATTTTTCCCCATAGCTCTTGATGGAGAGTACTACCTGCTGGTGTAATGGATTCCACTGAGTATTATTCTTAATTTCAACTTCTTCTGTTACATTAATACAGTTAAAATTAAATACATCAGAGTCTAACCTAGCAACAATAGACGAGTCCTTATCGAACATGTCTATTGCATTCTTGCATAGATTAGCATCGAGTACATTGTCATAGACGACAATAAATTTACTAAGATCCATATGAAAATTCCTTTGCTGCACACTCATCTAGGGCTTGTAAGACTTCTGGGGTGAAGTATTTAGAGGGGTCTTTGTATACCACCGAAGGATATACAGAATCGTTACCGACAACAACACGGTTGCCCTTACGCTCGAAGACTCCATGCTTCTCACCCAATTCCAATAGTCCGTAATAGCGATCCAATCCACGTTCGTCATAAAATAATCTTACTGCAACTTGAGAGTTTTCTTTTGCTGATCTCGACTTGACTAATTTGGCTTTAATAATGTTACCAATTACTTCCTTACCATCCTTCTCCTTAGACTTGCTAAGGTAGATGATGTTACTGGCAGCATACTTGAGTCCACTACCTCCACCCATCTCTTTAGTAGGTACATAAGCACCGACCACATCATATGTATGGTTGGTAACTATTAGGGGAACGTTTGCCTTACCTAGTTTGAGGGTTAGCACACGAAAGATAGACTTGACAACTTGTGCCCTTGTCATATCCCTAGTCTCCTTACCTGCCTCGCTGTCTTCCATCTCCTTAGAGGTGGACAACATGCCAAGAGAGTCCAGCACCATCATCATAGGCTTCTGCTCTTTCTGTTCCAGATATTTGTCAAGAATCTTAATACTCTGTGTCCTAAACTCTTGGACAGTATTAACTGGGACTAGTACCATACGACTGGAATCTATACCACGATTCTCAATCAGATCCTTAGAGATAGCACTCTCTGACTCAAAGTATATGACACCACCATCAGGGTTACTCTCAAGGAATGACTGCACCATACCAAGACAGAAGAATGTCTTACCAGTACTTGACTCACCTGCTATAGCAGTGATCTTATTACCTGGCACACCACCTTGGATGCTACCACTGACAAGACCATTGAAGATGTAACTACCTGTGTCTATGAAACCACTTGTGTCACCAGCAGCAACACCATCGGCTACGACAGCAGCATATTCATTGTCTATCTCTTTTACTATATCTTTTAAAAAACTCATGACCAAAGTGCTTCTAATGTGTTTACTTTCTCTGCCTTCCAACCTACGGTATCAAGGATAGCCTTCAAGGGTGCAAGGAAACTCTTCTCGAATTGTAGATCATAATCTATGGACTCTGCGAGACCAAATTCATTAGGAAGAGTCTGGAAGAATGAGATAATATTCTCATTAATCTTGTTAGGTGTCCGAAGATGTAAGTACTTTATCTTCTCACCCTCCTGTATGACAGGGTACTTGTGATACAACTTCTTCTTTTTAATCCAGAAGTTATATAACAACGCACCTCTAACATGCATAGGACATCCCTTACCATATATTGTAGCAGAAGATGTGTTTTTCTGTATGTTATTACAACCACGAGGGAATGCTATCTCCTCTGGTGGCATTGCTTCAAACCTCTCTCTAAAGTCTGCAATATATTTCTGCACATCATCCTCATTACCTTTCATAATAACGTTGAGTGCCTCTTTAATAGCAGTACGACATGGCATAGGGGTAGAAGACTTAACTGCTTCAATACCCATCATCTTTAGTTTAGGTTTCTCATACTGGACACCCTCACTATTCCATACGTTAAGGATATATCTCTTCTTCGCTGTCCATATACCTTTGTTTGCTATATTCTCACGCTTCATGACCATCTTCTGATCATATGCGTTTACATAGGTTGCCATTTCTTGATAAGCACCCTCAATATAGCGATCAAGTTCCACATCACACACCTTTTTAAGGAACCTAAGTGTACTCTGATCGTCCTTCTCTCCACTGGTGAATACAGCTTGTACCAGAGGACCAAAATGGATATAAATGCTATCGGTATCACTAGCAATGACATAATCTTTACCTTCTGTTTTTAATACTTTGTTTAAATACTTATTAACTTTATTTTCAATCCATCTGATAGAGACCTGTCCTGATAGAGTGATTGCCTCAGCATTTGCTAAGTTATAATATCTAAAATACTGGTTACCGATGGCACCATAGGCACTGTTAAGTTGAATCTTTCTTGCCATCTGTATGTTATTAAACTTAGAGATGTCCTGCTTCAACTTGTTAGTTGGTGTCTTCTCATACTGCTGCTTGGCAGCAAGCATCTTCTTCTTGTATATTGTCCTCTCATCATAGATGCGTTGCATCATTTTTGGGAGGAACCCTTGAATGTCTTTGCGGTATTGTGCTCCGTTGGCACACACTGCAAAGTCTCCATCAATCCTAACTTCTCTATTGAGCAGTCCATCAACACTGGCGGTGGGATGTCTGGAGTCACAGAGGGTTTCGGGACTGATGTTGTACTGCATGATGAGGTGAGGGTACAGAGAGTTAAGATCGAAACTCGCAACCCAATCGTACATGCCTGGTTTAGGCTCTTTAACGTAAGCTCCTGCATACTTTTCATCCTTCTTACTACTATTCCTAGGTGGTACTACAATGTTTCTCTTTGAAAGATCATTGTATATTAATGTATCCCATACCTTAACCTGAGAATATACATCCTCGAAGTTAACCTTAGCGTCATATGCCATAGCGACACACAACTCAATCAATTTCATCTTGTCTTCTAGTTGGTCAACAAGATGCACGTCATGGATGTTATACTCCACAAACCGTTGCCAATCTGAGGTATAGAAGTCTTTAAAGTTTTCATACTCAGAGTGGTCTAGTTTCTGATCATCCAATTCTACCATAGCTATATGATCTAGTCTATAGGATTCTTGGTTGGTGTATGTAAACTTCTGATAGAGGTCAAGATAATCTAATATGTTCACACCAGTAAGATCGTAAGCAATATTCTTACGACCTCTAATGATGATCTCTCTATCATGTACTCGATTCCATGGTGATAGAGACTTCTTCCACTTCTCTCCTAGGACTCTCTCAATCCTACGACAGATGTAAGGGATGTCATACAGGTTACAGTTCCACCCTGTAATAATGTCGGGTGTATTCTTTGTCCACCATGCATGAAAGTCCTGTAGCATCTCTGCCTCAGTCCAGAACACACGGTATTCAGTCTCAACCTGTGCCTCCCTAGTACCCCAAGTAATAATCTCCTTGGTGTTGAAGTCTTTGATAGTAATACAAAGCATCTCCTCAGCAGATGCTTCTACATCAGGGAATCCATTTTCACAAGCGACCTCGATGTCAATCGTATAGATCTTCATCTTAGTCATATCATAATCAACCTCGGAAGGGAACTTCTTAGAGATATGCTGATAAAGATATCTCTCATACCCATGCACCTCTAGACCAGCAGCATTTTCATACTGCTTAAGGAATTCACGTGCGTCTCTAGCACCGTCAAATTGCTTTGGGTATGCCTTCCTACCATCTAAGGTCTTGTACTTAGACGGTTTCTTCTGAGCGTCAGGTACCAGATACATTACTGGTTGAGATTTCTCTCTATACTGGACAGGTTGTCCATTCTCATATCCACGATAGAGAATATCATTCCCTAGTAGACAGAGATTTGTATAGAATTCACTCACTAGCAGCTGCCTCTCCGTACTTTTCTGCGATTGCAGTAGACGGATCTAGTATAGTCATAACATCGTCAGATGTCAAGAACAAATCTCGCTGACTGCTATGCAATGGGTACTCACCAAGCTCACCCTCTTCTGTAACGTAGTAACAGTCCTCAAGGAGAAGACTTGGCTCCTCATCCATCTCTGTTATCTTAGCCAGCAAATAAGTTGTCGGGCGGTACTTCAGAATGATCAACTTTAACATCTTCTTTCTTTAATGATTTGTATTTTTCTATCGCTTGACTCCATCCTTCCTCTACATTCCTGTGAGGGTCAGAGATAGACACTACTGAATATAGTGTCACGATATTCCTACCAGTAGACAGTGGTGACCATGGGAAGAATTCTAATTCTATACTACCGAGGCAGTCCATGGGGTCAACTGTATCTTCTTGAAACATTTCCTCAGTATTCCTGAGTATGCTGACAGTGAAGGCATCTACAAACTCGTAAGCAATCGCAGACTTACCTTCTTCAGGACGGATCTCCTTGATGTCCGCTACTATGTCCTCTCCGTTTTGCATTCTTGCGACTTTTACGGTCATAATCTCTTTCCATTAAGTTATTAAATGTGTACTTCACCATATCAACGAAGGCACGTCGAGCAGTGATATTCTTTTCTTCAGCAAGGATGTGCACCATCTGGTTGAACTCATCAGTATACCCTGGTGGGATGTCAACTGTCAAGGTGTCCTTCTTTTCGCTTGGTCCTGTGCACAGGTTTACATACATGTTCATTTTAAATCTCCAAACAAAAAGAGACCCAGTGGGTCTCTTCGGTTGTGTATTATATATGCATGTTAGTAGTCATCATCGTTTGTCTGTGACTCCACCCACTCAGCATTGTTTCTACAGAATGCATCAGCATCGATTTGCATATGCCAGTGTGTAACAGTGTGCATAGCTTGGATGGTAGTGGTTGTTAACAATAACATAACTGGGATACACCACAATGGGTGCATCATCACATCACCTGGTTTGTTCATGATAGGTAATCCTTACGAGCATGGTGCTCAGGTACT